AGTAAAGATTTGGATTTAACGCAAGAAAAAGTTATCCAAGCTATGGGTCGTATTGGTAGAAATAATATTCAGCAAACATATACTGTTAGATTTAGAGATGATTCGCAAATTGCTAAGTTATTTACAAGTGAAACAGAAAAACCGGAAGTTAGAAATATGAATAAGTTATTTAATAGTCGAAAGGTAATTTATGAAAATGGTGAATATGTGGAAGTCCCGGATGAAGATGACAACGAAGAATTAGATGAAGGAATTGATGAAGAGTTTGATCCTTATGATGGAAATGAAGAACACACAGAAACTGTTATGGAAAGAGATGAACTAGATGATGCTTAAATAAAAGAAATATTTTGAAAATTTCAATAAAAAATTTATAAATAATATTATATTTTTTATTGAATAGATAGTTTTGCTCCTATTTCCTTATAATAATAATTATTATATGGAATATTATTTTGTAATGCTTTTGCTAATGTTTTATCACTCATTTTTAGTTCTCTAATACAATCATATTTACATCCAAATTCTCTAATTAAATTATTATTCATATCATATTGACCTACGCCATTTTTATATAATTTTGGCTCTCCATATTTTTCTTCAAAATTTTGAATTAAATTTGGCTCGCATTTATCATATAGTGTATAGTAATTTCCATTAGTGACCGTACAATTTTTTACTGGATTATCTAAGGCTGATGAGTTTTGATATCCATTTAACTCGGCCGCTGTTTTTCTGTCTAGATATACATTCAATATTTCTGATTTATCTGCGTTTAATTTGGCGATATATCCTAAATTTTGGAGTTTGGTTTGTTTTGTTGGTTGGATTGAGTGAATGATATTTGGATCTAAATTTCTCTCAACTAATAACCAACGAAATCCACAATAAATAGTGTTTTCCTCAACAGCTTTTGATATGCTTGGTCTTTTGAGATTTTTATCTTCATTCATTGCTTCGGTCACCGATTCATATACTTTTACTAATTTTAATGTTTCTGGGTTAATTTTTTGTAATCGTGGACCCAAATGAGGCATTTGTTGATTAAAGCCGGTTACAACTTTGGTTTCTTGTGAGTTCAGTTTATTTAGAATAAGCTGGTTAGTTTTTTTAAGTTCAGTTATTTCACAAGATAAGCTAACAATTAGATGTTTTAATTCTGTTATTTCGTTGTTAGAGTTTGTTTGAATTACAGTTTGATTTGAATTTATTTTTTCTTTCAACAATTTATTTTCTAATAATAATTCATTAACTTTATATTTATAATTATCAATATTATCTTCAATAATTTTTAGTAACATTTTATATGTTAAATTAGTTCCAATTAATATCAATTCCTTTTCTGATTCATGCCCTTGTAAATTAAATACTCTATTTTGATTTATATCCTTATGAGCTAATAAAAAACGCTCAAAATTCCTTGATTTATCAACTTGAAAACAGTTTAATAATAAAATATTTTTGTGTTTTTGTTTGCATTCATTATAACGTCCTGTTATTCCATCTCTACTTTCACCAAGTTTAAGAATATATGTTCCGTCTTCATTAGTCTTTACTTTAATTAAGTATACTATGGAACCTATATTAGCATACTGTGTTAATAATAATTTTTCTTTTTCTAGTTCTTTTTCTTTTGTAATTTTTTCTTCCATTTCTTTATTTTTAATGTTTTCTAATAATTGGATTTCCATTTTTTGTTTTTCTAATTGTTTTTGTAAATCGTAAACTCCATTTAATCTAATTTCTTTAATCACTTCACAAACCCAATTTTGAAATTTTTCTGCGATTGGTTTTCTAGACTTAAATAGAACTTTATATAAACCTTTTTCTGTTAAAAATGTTACTTGTTGGGAACCACCAAGGGTGTCAATAGTATTGACGACCTTTTCGCTTTCATTAAAATGTTGAATATGAGCTCTTATATTACTCATTTCTAATACTTCACCAATATCATTAGCTCTAAATAATGGTTCTTCACATGTTCCTTTTATAACTATTTCTGTATGTAAACTATTACTATTAAATGCTTTAACTACTTCCATGGGTGTATATATATTTATTACACCCATTATTTAAGTAATTTTACATCAATAATATATTACATAATTTTTGCTCATGAAGGTTCAGGAGCAAAGTTTTAAAAGCCCGTCCATACTATGGAGATCCTTTGCTTTTGTTGTTACAAAAGCAACATTTATCATGTAACTAATTACATAAAATATAAATTGCTTCGCCGATTGGAGAAGCGATTTTGTTTTTTGCTTTTAATATTAAAAATCAATATAAGTATTTAAATTTTAATATTAAAATATATAAATAAAAACCACACGATATAAGGTGTTTAGTTGGAATATGCCAACCCCCCCATTCCACTCATAATTCTCAACACGTTATAGTTGGTAGCATAGACACGAACCTTAGCAGTCTTGGTTCCCTCAACAGTGGCGTTAGACAAGACCAATTGAAGTGTGGCATTATCAATTCTGGAGAAATTGCACGTACCGCTTGGTTGGTGTTCCTCTGGACGAAGAGCAAAAGAGTAAACGTTAATACCTTCATCAGGGTTGCGAGTGTGAGCTTGGTATGGTTGAACCCAAGAGAAGTAAGTTCCTTCACGCTCAGAGAAGCGATCTTGGCCGTTCAATTGGAGCTTAGCAGTGACGACAGGATTCATACCCCAGCAGTGCATATCCAAAGAGGTTTCAGACAACACGAATGTACCGGCATCAGAAACACCAGAGTTCTCAAGGTGAGGAGAAGTTGTTCCGGATGAAAGAGCAGCAATTTCAGCAGCAGAAAGACCGGTTGTATTCAAAGGAACTTGTTCTCCACCAAGGTTGGCTTCATTATATGGATTGCCTGGTCCGTGCCAGTATCCAGTGAAACCAGGGAATTGAGCGGCTGGTTGGTAATCAAGAGCACCAGCATCTTGGAACAAACCACGAGCATCAATGTAGGCACGAGAGTCGGCAGCAAGACCAGCAGGTCCACCGAAAGCATGGATGGCGTTAGGAAGAGCATCAATGGCATCAGTGTAGTTGAAAGGTTGAGCACCAAGGACCTTGAATAGAAGAGCATCACATGTCAAGGAAGAGCAGTAGTCAACGTTTTGATCTGGTTGTACGACCCAGATAAGCTCCTTAACAGGGTGGTTGAAGTTCAACTTGATCTTGTTGGAAGAAGAACCAACAGACTCATCACCAGTGAATTGAAGTTGTGTAATCAAGTACTCGTGAGGGTTTTGGGCCATTCTTCTGCGCTCATCAGTATCCAAGAAGACATAGTCAACATACAAAGAGGCAGCAACCAAAGATTGGTTGTAGGCGATGGTGGCAGGAACTGGGCGACCAACAGAGTATTGGCCGGGAGCACCAGTGTATGGTTGTGTGTTGCAGTTCAATGTGGTAACAGCCCACAAGCACTCATCAATAGGTCTGATATCAAGGTTAATCTTGACTTCGTGGTATTGAAGAGCAATCAAAGGAAGGGCAAGACCAGGGTTGCAGCAGAACCAGAATTGAAGAGGAACATACAATGTGGTTTCTGGAAGAGCGTTTCTTGGAGCACAAACTTGACGAGGAGCCAAGGAGTCACAAGGAGACTCAACATCAGAGAAAGAAGGATCAGTGATGAAGGTGAGTTGAGTGGTGTTACCAATCATCTTGAAGTAACCACGTTGTTGTTCGGAGGTCATTGTCAATTGGTTCCAGATGTGCATCCAGTCACCATATTGACGATCGATTCTTTGACCTCCAATTTCGACTTCAACTTGAGCGATCAATTGTTCACCAGGGAAGTCCAACCAACGAGCATAAACACCTGTGTTTTGTCCGCTGGAGTAGTTTCCGAGACCCATAAGTTGGTTGATCTCAGGAAGAGTAACTTGTAAATAAGTGCGGTAAGCAAGATCTCCGTTTCTGGAGATCACACATTGGACACGACGTCCGAAATCAGCTTGACCGTTGAATGTTTGTTCGATTGATTCGATGGCAAAGTTAGTATATCTACGATAAGTAACTTTCCAGAAAGTAATTTGAGGATTACCTGTACATTTCCTCTACCTTATCTTTCGATAAGGATTAGACTATATCTTATGAAGAATTCAAATTTAAATTATCTATTTGCGAAGTTATTATAAATTCTTCCGAAAACCATTTAGTCGTTGAACCTTCTTCTTTAAATTTTTCTAGTCTTTTAACAATATAATTTATTTGATTAATGTCAATATTTTTTTTTGCTGAATTGTAATTTATAGTCACTGGCATCATATTAGACCAATTCCAACACTTTAATTTATCATCTTCAACAGTCAAATTATATTTACATACCGGTATAATATGATCTATAGACCAGTATGTTCCATAATTATCCCAATTCATATCTTCAGTGAAATTATACTCCAACCATTCTCTGAAATACTGAATATTACAACCTATGTAATTCATAGTGGATGTATTTTTGGTTAGAACACATCTTAAACGGGCAGCTAGTGATTTTTTTATTCTGTAGTTCATATTTGTATTATGTGCTTTTCTACACCACTCCGTTTTTTGTTCTGTCAAAAATGATGGATAGCAAGATAGACAAATTTTTTTTTTATAAAACTTTTTGAGTTTTGCGAAATTTTTTAAAGATTTTTCTTCATTACATTTTTCACATTTAACAATAAAAGTTTCCGCCTTTATTTTTCTTAGATTTTGCTTTCGTATTTTATCCATATCATTCGAGCACTTTTTACATACATTGGAATACCTATTATTTTCATGATATTTTCTGAAATTATTGATTTCTGTAATATTTTGACATTTACCGCATTTTTTTGTTAATATTTCTGAATTATTTTCCATTAATAATAATAATGCGTTTATATTTATATTGTTTTAAAACTAGATTTTAATGAAGCTTGGATGCTCATTGCCCATTTCAATTAGGTTATACACCTAAGATCATCTTATTCATTATCACTATACCCAAGTTTTTTCTCTTGGCCACACCTTTCTCTCAAAAGTTGCTTAGTAGAATAAGCTTTAGGGGTTTCAAGCAGTTTGATTTTCTCACTAGGGTTATTCTAATTAAGCAATGTTTAATTTCCCTAATTAACGTCAGTGGTTCTAAAGAATCCACAAATGGGTTTATGAATATCTTATTTTTTTGATATTCCCCGACGTTTTTCTACCCTACAGGCTTTTAAGGTATACGTCCTGAGCACCATAAGCGACGAGTTGCATTAATCCACCTCCCATTTTATAATATGGCTAAAGAAAAAAATTTTTTGGAAATTAAATTAATTAATTTAAATAATTAAAATTAATTAATTTTCTATTTTTCGAATTTTCTGCTTTTTATCTATGAAAAATTTTATTTAAGTCTAAATTGGCGTTCATAAATTTTAATAAATATCCATCTTCTAGTACCTCTTTTTTACCTTCATGGCTTTTTGAGAATATATACGACTCACCTCGCTTTTTAACAGACCAACCTTGCTCGATAGAATTATAAAGTAGAAGCATTTTTTGGAATTTTATTGCGTCAACTTTAAATTCTTCATTTTCTAAATCTTTGAATGAGTCAAGATTGATTTTAAATTCCATTAAATTAATTGTATAAAAGTTTAATTATCTTTAAACTTATTACTTGAAATAAGTAATAAAATAATTTATAATACTACGAAAATACACAAATTGCTAAACAAATAAAATAAATTTTAAATTAATACAAAAATTTAAATAAATAATTTCTCTATATTATAAATTAAATAAATATCCATTTAAATATTAAAAGGGTCA